CTTCAACGGCGTTCAGAGTGAGCTGGAGTACATCGCCTGGGCATTGGCATCCAATGCAGGCAAGCTGGCATTCAGCACTACCAACAACGCGACTTTCGCCAACAACTTCGACCTCGACTACGACGTGGACGCGACATTCAAGCTGAAGACAAGCGTAGACTGGAGCGACAAGAACAACGCCGACATCATCGGTGATTTGGCGAAGTTCGTCAAGCTGGCGAAGGACAACAACCTAAACCCGAAGTTTGCGTTCATCAACCTCGACGAGCTCTACAAGATTTGCTCAGCAGAGCAGATTATCAAGGCTTCCGCAAGCTACATCCAGAACGCCGTAGGTATGGCACAGACTCCGGACTTGGCAACCGTGAACCAGATGCTGGCACGCCAGGCATGGCTCAACGGATTGCAGCTCCGCGTCATCGACCAGACCATCACTCGCGAATCTGCAGATGGCAAGCAGACAAGCCGCAACCCGTTCGAGGACAGCCGACTCATCCTTTCAGAGACAGAACGCCTGGGCACAACCCAGTACGACATTCTCCAGGAGAACAGCGACCTCATCCTTCGTGCGGAGCGCAGCCACACCATCGTGAAGAAGTACGGAACCGCAGAGCCACAGTCTGAGGTAACAATCGGACAGGCAGACGCAGTGCCAGTATTCGACACAGCATACCGCAATCTTTACATCAAGACTGACGCTAAAGACTGGTAACAATCAAAGCAAGGAGCAAAGCAATGGCAGCAACAATACTCGACAACCTAAAAGGCATTAACGCATACCCGATACCGCTCCGCACTTTGTGCGAGGTGGCAGACCGGAGAAACTTATCGCTTACCGCTGAAGCCCCGCAAGAGGTTCTGCTTAGCAAGGAATATCGCCTTGCGAAAGCAGACCTCCTGCTTTGGCTTTCCTTAGCACCGAACGTCACGCAAGGAGGACAGTCGTTCTCATTTACCGACGAGCAGCGCAAGGATCTACGAAACAATGCGAAAGCCATATACGGAGAACTCGAACCAGCGGCTACCGCTGCGAATGGCGTCAAATACGGATACCAAGGAGACAGACTATGATCATCGAGAACGGTACGATAGAATTCAAGACCAAAGGAGCTGCAGGACAGATAGACGCAGAGAGCGGATACCCGACAGCGGCAGCAGAGGTCGAATGGAGCAAGCCGATACCTTGCCAGTTCACGCCCAACAACCGGAACAACCTCGGAAGGGTTAATGGAGAGCACTTCACGACAGCCAGCTATACCGTGCTGCTGGAGGAACAGCCTCTCCCCGACTCCGAGCAGATAAGGCTCAAGGACAGAAACGGCACGGAGCTCGGAGAGTTCAGCCTAATCGCACCACCGGAACCACTGGATGCGGTCTGCGAGATAAAGCTATTGGTTTAAGCGATTTTGTGGCGATTTGTGACCTTCTGACCGAAGGGTGAAACAAGTGAACATCCCGAAGGAGAAAAGGGCTGTGTCGCAAAAAGAAGACTAAATAACTTGGACATCATGCCAATCAAGCAGAACACACCGGAATCGGAAATCGATGAGTACATCAAGGTGCAATTAGAGCGGATGAACAACGCGCTGATCTACCAGATGAAGTACATCGCAGAAGAATGCCTCAATGCAGCAAGGAACACGAACTCGTACAAGGACCAGACAGGAAACCTCCGCTCTTCGCTCGGATACGTCCTGGCAGTTGACGGACAACTTCTGGAACAAGGAGAGTTTGAGGTCGTAAAGCAAGGCAAAGCCGGAGCCAAGAGCGGCATCACCTACGCGAAACAACTCATACAGGAGTTCCCCGAAGGAATCGCCCTCATCATGGTAGCCGGAATGCATTACGCAGCGTTCGTCTCCGCAAAGGGATACGACGTGTTGGACAGCTCACAGCTCCGAGCAGAGAAGCTCGTACCGAAGATTTTAAAACAACTTGGATTTACGCAATAAGACCATGGCAAAGACCGGGAAACAGATACAAGGCGACATTTACCGCTTTTTGAGAGCAAGCAGCCTCAAGGACGAAATCAGCGGCGACATCTACCGCAACGGATATCGCCCACGAGACAGCAAGTTGGAGGACATCATCGTGACTTTCACGACAGGACTCCCCGACGAGATTCAGACAGGCGTGGTGACCGTTAACATTTATGTTCCGGACATCGACCCGAACAGCAACGGACTCTGGATAGAGAACGGAAGCCGGACAGAAAAGCTGGAACGGATGGCGCAGGACTGGGTGAACAGCCTCACTGCCGCGGTATCGAATTACAAGTTCAAGCTGCAGCAGACAATCTACACCGAAGAGGAGCCGGAGATAGACCAGCACTTCGTGGTGATAAAACTTGGCTACGAATATTTCGAGGACGAGAACAGATAACAGAGTACTAACTTTTAAAACAGAACCAATATGGCAGATTTATCATGGGGTAAGTGCAAAATTGAGCACACCACCTCAACAAGCGGTGCGCCAGCAGCAGATGCCAACTGGACAGAGCTCGACACACCGAAGCAGGATACTACCAAAATGACACCTACAGCAGGTGCAGAGACCACTGCGCTGGAGGAAGGCGGCGACTTGGTAGATGCACGCACAGCGAAGAACACCTACCAGTTCGAATTTGATCTCTTCGTGAAGAAAGGCAAGGAACGCCCATTCACGGACAACGACGGAATCATCGCCGGAGAGTTCGCCCTTCGAGTAACACCGGAAGATGAGGAATGCGAAGGCATCCAAATTGACCGCTGCACAATCCGCGTCGAGGAGAGCTACTCTACCGCAGATGGTATTCTTCTCCACTACGTGGCGAAGTGCCTCAAACCGAAGGAAGGCAAGACCGTCAAGCCTTACTACAAGAAGAAGCAGGACGCAGCATAATAGCCCTCAATCACCAGTGCGAGAGAGAACGGCATGGGAGTTCGCCGGAGACGGAGGCGTGGGTTCGAAGCCCACTCTCGCACCAACTTTAAACCGGAAATAATGGAAACAAAAGAGACCATCCAACAGCAGGTCGCAGAAACCCTCCTCCAGCAGGAAGAGATAATCAACATCGGCGACAAACAATACGCAATCGCGCCTCCAAGCATAGCGACGCTCGTCCTGGCTTCGGAGGTCGTTTCAAAATTACCCCACGTGAAGCTCGACGAAGAACGAATAATGGAAGGGACCTTAGCCATTGCAAAGGATTGCGCCATTTTAGGCGATTTGGCAGCGGTTCTCGTACTTGGCGCAAAACACATCAAAGACGAAGTGGCCATTCGAAAAATCGAAGAAAAAAGGCATTTGTGGGGCTTATACAAGACGAAGGAAATCACCATCACCACCATCAGCAAGAGAGAGCAGCTGGCTAAGGAGCTGATGGAAGACCTAACACCGAGAGAGATGCAGAACCTCATCGCGCAGATCATAGCCAAAATGCAGGTCGGCGATTTTTTCGGACTTACCACTTTCCTCATAGAGATAAATCTGACTCAGCCGACGAAAGTGGAAACCGAAGCGACAGCATCTGGGCAGTGATAGCCGGAACGGTCAAGGCATTCAACCTCCCGATAGAATACGTGCTCTACGACATGAGCTACGCCAACGTCATCCTTTATGGAGCCAGCCTCCCGACATACCAAAGCAAGAGGAAGAACGAGAAGACGCATGAGACCATCAAGGCGGACGATCCAAGGAACAAAAAGAGAGTATCTGATTTTATTAACTCAATCGATTAGGCAATGAATACAGACAGTGGCAGATTAAACTACGCCGTATCAATAGACAACAGCCAGCTTCAGAGCGGAGCAGCTGAGTCCAAGACCATCCTGCATACCATCGGACAGACGGCACAGAAGGAAGGAGAATCGATGGACAACGTCTTCAACAAGCTGGCAAAGACAGTAGGCGGCGTTTTTGCAATTAGCCAAATACAAGCCTTCGCACAGAAGGTCGTCTCCCTCCGAGGAGAAATACAAAGCCTTGAGATATCATTCGAAACACTCGCCGGAAAGACGAAAGGCGACGCCCTCTTCAAGAGCATCCGAGAATTCGCAGTACAGACACCGATGATGGTGAAAGACCTCGCAGCCGGAGCGCAGACCATGCTGGCGTTCAACATCGAGACGGAGAAGGTGATGCCGATGCTGAAAGCCATCGGAGACATCTCCATGGGCGACGCGCAGAAGTTCAACTCGCTGACCCTTGCGTTCTCCCAAATGAGCGCGACAGGCAAGCTCATGGGACAAGACCTCCTGCAGATGATCAACGCAGGCTTCAATCCCCTCAGCGTAATCAGCGAGAAGACCGGAAAGAGCATCGGAGATTTGAAGGAGGAGATGGAGAAGGGAAAGATTACGACCCAGATGGTGACCGACGCCTTCATCGCAGCGACAAGCGAAGGCGGCAAGTTCAACGGCATGCTGGAGAAGCAGAGCAAGGGTATCAACGGAGCCATCAGTAATCTGCAGGGAGCCATCGACGACATGATGAACAGCATAGGCGAATCGACACAAGGAGCGACCGTAGCCCTCATCGATGTAGCGACCAATTTAGCCAAGAACTACGAGCAGACAGGACGTATCCTCGCCGGGCTCATAGCCACATACGGAACCTATAAAGCAGCCCTCATCGCCGTGACAGCATGCAACGGATGGGCGTCCGCTTCCGAAGCCCTCAAATACAACTGGCTCCTGCTGGTGGAGAAAGCGCAGAAGATGCTCAACGCGACAATGCTGAAGAACCCCTACGTTTTGGCAGCGACAGCCATCGCAGCAGTGGTAGCCGCACTTGTATCCATGAAGAACGAAACAGAAAGGGTAAGAGAGGCTGAGCAGAACTACAACAAGACGAAGGACGAAGCCATAGCCAAGGAACAGCAGCACCGCCAGGAAATAAATAACATGTGCGAGGTTGCCGGAGACGAAGCCACCTCAACCAATCTGCGCAAGGAAGCCCTCGTGAAGCTCATCCAGCAATACCCGGAGGTCTTCAAAAAATACAAGACGGAGACCGAGATGCTCGAAAATATCCGCGACATCAAAAAAGAGATTGCGGAGCTGGACGGCAAGACATCCATCGCCAATACCAAGAATGAACTCGCAGAAGTTGACAAGAGGATCAACGAGCTGACGACCAAGGCACAGAAAATCGTGACCTATACCGAGGAAGTAGATGGCGACTACCTCGGCACGACCAAGCGCGTCAAGAAGACCAAGAAACAAGGACTCTCCGCCAGCGAATCAGCCGAGCTGAAGATGCTCAAACAGAAGCGAGAGACCCTTGTGGCACAAAGCAAGAAGGAGGACGTCGATGCGGCATTTGCCGACCTTACAGGACTCAGCAACGAGCAGCTCGACAAGATGATCCAGACGAGGACAGACCTACTCGCCAAGATAAAGCTCAGCAACGGCAAATATAACAGCGGAAAAATCACCAGCGAGGACAAGACAAACGGAACCTTCTCCAAGGACGAACTCGACGGACAACTCAAGCTGTTGCAAGCACAGAAGACCTACCGCGAAGCCGATAGCAAGAGCGCAGCCACATGGGTCGCCCAGAAGAAGAAAGCCTATGACGATGCCCTCGAAGCGTATAACAAGTACGTCAAAGATTCCAAGGGCAAAGTAAAAGAGGAGGATTTCAAGAAGAAGAGCGCAGAGCTGAAGGCGGCGGTGGAGACAGCAAAAAAAGAGTACGACAAGTACAAGACCATCACCGACAGCGATGCGACCAAGGCAGCCAACAGTGCGAAGCAGGAGAACCATACGACCGTCGAGATTGCGGAGCGCAACAAGCAGATCGAGGACGTGAAGAACGCCCAGATTAAGGCGAACAGAGACGCAGAGCTGGAAGCACGGCAGAGCGCACTCGACCTCGAAAAGGAGTCCGTCAGTAAGCGATTGAAGCAAATCGATATTGATAAGGAGCGCATGGCAAATGCCCTTGCAGACAGAGAGGACGACCTGCTGGAGAAGTACAGAGATGTCATGGAGAAGAAATGGCAGAACGAGAACCCGAACGCCAAGGACAAGGGACTCGCATTCGACCGCACCTCCGTCACATCCTCCGACATGAAGGCTGCATCGACAGAGGAAGGAAACGGATGGCTGGCGGATGCACTTAAGCAGATAGAAGCCTCTCGCGATATCATGAACAAGCAGACGGAGAAAGCCACTACGGACGTTTACAAGGATATCATCGACGAGGTCAAATCATACGAGCAGCAACGACTTGAAATAGAGAAGAAGTACAAGGAGATGCGCGAAGCCCTCTACGAGGACGACGGCAACGGAGGCAAGAAGCTCCGCAAGGGAGCGACCGAAGGGAACGTCAGCGAACTGGACTACCAGGAGAACGAAGCTCTGAACAACATCGATGAGCAGTTCGCACAGCGGCAGGAAACCTACCAGGTATGGTGCGACCAGATAGCGGACATGAGCATCAAGAAGCTCAACGAGACGCTGGAGAAGGCGAAGAAGGAGCTCGAAGAGATGGAGAAGAACCCGAACGCTGACTCGAAGCAGCTGTCGACGGCAAGAGCCAAGGTCAACAAGGCGCAAAACGCTGTCAACAAAGCCAACGCCAAGAACAACACATCTCCGGGCAAGCGCACCATAAAGGAATGGGAAGACCTCTACAAGACCCTCAAGGACGTAGAGGACGAGTTCGGAGAGATTGGAGATGCGGTCGGCGGAACGGTCGGCGACATCATCGATGCAGCCG